CCATTATATATAAAAATGTCCTAGACAGGAAAAATATATAATAGTATACGAATTAAACCGCACAAAGGAGCGCAGTATTACAAAACAACACTAGTGGTACATAATCGGTATAAAATATTAGAGCTTACGGGTGTTAACGCGTCTTTTGCCGCCAATGCGCCCGTTACAAGCGACTTATACAGCCGGTCTTACGTCATGGTCACGGTAAGATAATATTAAAGTAGTTCATACTCCACACGGTATTGAAAAAGTGCAATACCACACAAACGATAATAAGAAGAAATTTAGAAATGCAATAGGTTGTGGCCCATTACATTCCAAAGATGCCAAGTTTCTTAGCATCCTTTCGACTTATATGAACAGATTTTTCCAAATCCGCCTCCTTTCGTTCACTAGGAGACTCGCAGGGAGACATTAATGCTAATTTTGCCATTAACAATTCACATCGCTCCGCTAATAAGTCCATTCGCCGTGCTTGTTCTTCAACAACACGATTTGCCAAATAGACAGGAGATTCCTCTTTCTCCATTACAGTCACCAAAGTAGTAGGCAACCGTACCAACCAGATATCCACCTTACCTCCAGTCATACCAGTTAAACCAGTTAAGGTTACAGTATTGGTATTTCCGGGAACAGGTGTTCCATCATAGGTTGTTGTGATTACTTTGGTTAAAGTCGCAGAGGTACCAGCTGCAGTAAAGAAGCCGACACCAGAAGACGTATCACCATTATAAGTACTAACAGCAGCAGCTCCACTTGTAAGAATCCAAGAAGGAATAGCCGCAATGTTAGCCCCGGTATGATATATTTGTAACAACCAGGTAGCATCTGCATTAGGGAGAGTTAACACCGCATCAGATGAGTTATTAAACCCAACTGTGGTGGAACTATATCCAGCTAATGTAGAACTATCAACAATAGAAATTGAGGAACCAACCCGAGCAACAAAACTAGTGTAAGAAGTTAAGCCCAAAGGGGATGCATCAGTAGCATCAGCAGCACCATTATAAAAATGGCCTGCAACAAAACCTCCAGCACCATTTTCTGGTTGCTTGGGGCGAATCATGGTGAAACTATATGTAACATATAATTCTCCCATTTCGGTGCTAGCAGCATTACCTTGAGTAATGAGCTGGTAATTACCCGCATCATAGAATTTACCTTGTCCAGTAACCGGAGCAAGTTGGTTAGTAGAGGTATACACGAAATAGTTATTCAAACTAAAATCGCGCATTGAACCCCCACGACCTTTCTTACGATGAGCAGCTAATACATCATGACATGTAGAAGCATAAGGTGGACCACGAACAGAACCACTGTAGTTTTCAGCTGCAGTGTCATTCGTGAAATTACCATCATCAGGATCAAAGTTAGTGACTTGAATCACTTTGCCAGCACCTAAGGTGGAACCAGAAGCAGTATAAGCTTCTGTTTCAAAGGTTATTTCCATCTTATTAATACGGTATTCTTCGTATGTAGCCGCTATTTGACTAAAAATAGGGAACATCACGGAATTACCAGGATTAATATACAATTGCTGGGCAATTGTAAAGGCAGAAGAACCATTAACATTCGCAATCTTCTCACGACGCACTTGAAAGGTATCCTCAATAGTTGAGTTATTTACAATAACACGACTAGAGTTTACACCATCAGTAGCAAGTGAGTTTATGGCATTAACCTTACCCCGATTCGATATTTCACCTTGACGATTCGCACGAGAGCGATTACCTCTCGATTTTCTCTTTTTCTTCCGATTACGCTTGCCGCTATTAGCAGCTTGCATTATTTGTGCCACCTGTTGAGGTGACATTACTGGTACCGTGAGAGATTTAACACGGGCAGCACGACGACGGCGACGAGCAGCTTTTTGAGCTGCTGTTTTAGGCATGATTATGATATAATATAATAAGTATATAGATATTCAGGTAACGAAAATTTATGCAGCGCAGAGTGAGCTCTTAAGCGCGCCACTGCATAATCGTTCAACCCGTGATTGTTCATCTTTCGATTCCCAACCACAATACAAAGCTTCAATAGCAGCATCACTGCGCCATAAACCTTGTATATGTTTAATATCTATTTCATTTATTACACCATACATCTTATCTCCGTACTCACGGTTAAGATAATTAATATAATCAGCAATTACTTCACGACATTCTTGATTTCCATACGATGTTAATCGTAGAGCACAAGCACGCAAGTAATGCCATCGCACATCGTCTACACTAGAATTGTATGCCAACGAGGCTAACACCTTCTCCGTCTCCGGAACAGGCATCCAAATACCTAAAGATTCATCCCAACCAAAACCATGGCTTAGAAATGAAACTTCATAAAGCTTACGACTATCCCAACAAGGGGTCTTGGTTGTTACACCAATACCTGTCCAAATTCTACTAATTAAAGTAGGATTGAACTTATCTAAGTAAGCATTACTAACTGTAAAGGTATTATCATCACCATTCAACGCCGCTTCAACATTCTCATGAAAAACGACATAGTCTGGTAACTCACCACGTTCTTTACACAGCACTATCCATGCATATGCAAACAAGCGATATAAAATCATTGTATTATCTACAATGGTGTTAGATGAACCACTAGGGTTACCGGTGTGTTTTTGAAACAACTCACCATTCTCCATAACACAAACAGAATGAACAATGCTATCATAAATTGACCACATTGCTCTCTTATTTTCCGCCGTTTTATATTCACTTGACAACAATTCCCAACGTATATCCCGCTGACCATACATCGCTTCACCAAAAAGAGAGGAATCAAACTCACTCTCATCTAGTTCAAAGGCATTTGGATGAACATCTAGCCTGCGATATAATTTATCCCAGCCTTGAAAATACGTTGAACAGCCAACAAAGGACCATGTTTTATTATTACTAGCGTAGAACTTATTATTCATATCTAAATTAAGACGATTAGTTGCTACACTTAACTCAACAGGACATGCGGTAAAAGTTCGAATTTTATTCAATTTTAACTTTTCTATATCACGCATTTCAACTTTTTGAGAAATAGTCCATATTGGCACCATTTGATCACCTGCAGAAGTAATCATTTCCCAATAATCACAAACAGATTGCGATGCTCTCACATCAGCAAAAAATTCACGCTTATTCCGAAATTTCAAACTCCATGGGTAACCACACGAAGTATCCATATCCATTTCTGGTTGGACTTCAGCTTGTGTCATTACCACACTTCCCCCCATATATGGTTGAAAATGTCGTAATGTCCATTCACCAGCTAAAAGCCAAGCACCTCTATCTAAAACCGGTTGTGGTTTATCATATTTAGATGCTGAC